CAGACGAAGAGGCGAGATTCCGTTCCACACTAGATGACGAATAAGTGTGGACCCCGTCTTTGGATGACATTAAAAGCATCATAAGCGTGAATCCCATCACGTTGCAGCTAAAACGGGACTTCAGTATATGGTTACCGCATTGATGTTGGGGATCTAGTACCCATTTTCGATGTAGGCTTTGCTGTCGCAGATTAAGCCCTTTTTAGGGAGGATCTTGTCAATCAAAAACACTGGCCTTCTGGCGCGTTTGATGGAATGCGTCAGCTCTTGGAAACAAATCCATTGGTACATTAGAAAATCATAAATACATATTAGAGTCTCACGCTGAAATTGCTGAGACAGGGGAAACAGGGAAACAGGCTATTATGCACTTTGAGGACAGAGATCCTGGGTATGGCGTTGTAGTTGGGTCAGAGAGAGATACAACTTTCGACACAGTCCAAGAGGAGGATGCTATGTTAGGAGACTTCTTGAAGCGACCGGTACGTATTTATGCGGATCGGTGGCAGACAGCAGATGTCAACTCGCAAATCAATGCAACCTTCAATCCATGGAGTTTGTTCTGTGAGAATGCAGCCGTGTTTGAAAAACTAAAATACTACAATAATCTGAGTGGAGATTTACATATAAAATTTGTCATTAACGGGAATGCGTTCCTTTATGGGAGGCTTATGGCTTCCTATCAACCAGTTACTGGGTTAGGTGATATGGACAAGAGTAATAATTTTGAAAGAGATTACATTGAGTACTCCCAGAGACCAAAGATCTTCTTGAACCCCACGTCTAACGAGGGGGGAACGATGACTTTGCCTTTCTTCTGGTATAACAATTACTTGAACATCCCAGCTGCTGATTGGAACGATATGGGCGAAATTACATTAAGTGAGCTAACCAAGCTGAGACATGCTTTGGGTTCAGTACAGTCAGTGAATTTGACTGTCTACGCTCATATGGAGAATGTTAAACTTGCAACACCTACTGCATTGCAAGCGCCCTTTCTTATATCCCAGGGGAAAAAGACAAAAACTACACAAAAGAAGAGCACCAATGATGAGTATGGCACAGGGGCCATTTCAAAACCAGCTAGCGCTGTAGCGGCAGCCGCAGGTTGGTTAACTGATTTACCTGTCATTGGACCATATGCTCGTGCCACTGAAATTGCGGCAAACCAGGTAGGAGCGGTTGCTAAGATCTTTGGATATAGTAGACCGCCTGATATCGATGCTGCAAAACGCGTCAAAACCGTGTCAACAACAGCATTTGCTGTCACTGATCAACCAGATGCTGTCATGAAATTAACCTTAGATTCAAAGAATGAGACTACAATTGATGCCCGAACTGTTGGTTTAACCGCAGAAGATCATATGGGTATATACGATATAGCACAGAAAGAAAGTTTTCTCACGAGTACTATTTGGAATTCCTTCGATTTAGGAGGCATACCAGGTAGGATCTTATTTAACTCTGACGTAACGCCAAGTTTATGCGACGCAGAGAATCTTGGAAATACTATCTA